TAATTCAATAACATTTTTTTGTAACATTTTATTATCTGTTTAAGTTAATTAATTATGTTGTAACAGGGTCAACAAGTACAACAGCACCTGAGCCTTGAAAAGTTGCGCTAAATGTAGCAAACTCATCACCACTTGGAAAATCAGCACTAAGGTCTGAAATTACCGCTGTTCCATAATACGCTGTATTATCAGTTAATCCCGTATCTAAACGCCATGTAACACTTGTTTTTGCTTGTTGTAGTGCAAATAGTTTGTCATGTGAGGCCTTTGCAGTATCACCGCCAACCGAAGTTGTGTCAATGTAATTGCCCTCCATATCTAAGGAATAGTTAAAAGTTCCTGATTGAGAAATAACAACACCTGGATCACACTTTGTTTCCGTTTCAATTGTTCCTAATGTAGATGATAAACTATTGCTAGTTAAACACGCGATTGGCAACCAAACGCCACCATCATCAATGTAAACAATTGCAACCTCACCCTTAATAAATGTAGCCATAATATTATTTTTAAATTATTTTATTTATTTTCAAAGTTAATCATTTTTTTTTATTGTATATATAAATCCAATATAGCAATTTTTCTATAAATTATTTGCGTTCCGCTTGGTGTAACCAAATCAGTATAATTACTTAATTTTTGCCAATTAACTGTTAGGTTTGCAGTTGGGTCTAAAGTAATTGTTCCTGATAATAAATTGCGCATATTATCAGCCATATTATCAGCCATTAACCTGGAACCTGTATTGCCTGTGCTTTGATAAATTGAAACGCACTCAAGTCTTATATCACTTTGCCAATTCGCATCACACTTGTTATCATTATCAACTAAATTGGTTTGCAAACTCATTAAATAATAGTTAGAACGATTTGCACCAGCACTTAATCGACTATCAAAACAATTGATTGTTTTACCATCAACGGTTGTGCCATCTAATAAATTAAATATTGCCTTTCTTATGAATTTATCAGGAAAATTTTTAGTCATTTTTTATTGTTTTGGATATTGTATTTTTAAACGTTCCAATATTTCAATGCGTGCCAATTTAACCGCTGGGTATAAATAAGGTTGTGGCTCTTGTGAAATGTTTTGTAAATTAGGTCTTTTATATTGTATCGCTAAATCAGTTAATTCATTGGGTACATCAACCTTGCCACCTGTTCCAAATTCCACATAAGGCGCATAAGGTTCTGTTGCGCCTATTTCATACACTAATGGGTCTTTTGTTTGTAGTGAGTATATAGATTTCCTTAAATCACCATTATCAACAGGCACTAACCTTTTAGCATCGGCCTCAGCCTCAGCAGAAGCACCCGCAACAATTAAAGCAATAGTTTTTTCAGCCTCTTTTGGTAATGTTTTAAGGTATTTTCTTAACTCATCCAAGCCACTCGCATCTATTTTTAAAGAATCACTCATTAGGCGTATCAATTGCAGTTGCATAAACAACCGTTTTTATATCTTTTAAATTCTCGTTTGTAACGGACTGAATTAAATACTTTAAGCCTTTGAATTCAATGTTGTCAACTAATGGCGTAATGACCTTGTTTTGCCCGTATCTAAAGGTAAATTTATATGCACTATCAAAAACCCTTGCACCTACTAAATCTTGTGATGAATTATTTAAATTTGCGCTCACATCTTTAATTTCTGACCACCTTTTTACGCGTGATGTTTCTGAAACTGTGAAACCACCAAATCCATCGGCAACATTACCATAAGTAACTATTTCTATTCGTCTTTGTAATTTGCGTGAGTTTACAGGCATAACTAAAATATAAAGCGTTTAATATTATTGACCATGCCATAAGTTGTTTGAGGCAAAAGGCCAACGCCTGTATTATCCTCAGTATTGTAATACCAAACCCGCACACATTCTTTTACTGCTAATATAAATTCACTTGGCACATCATCGGGATTAACATAACCAACATTTAAATCAATCGTTTCTAAATCAGCATCAAAAGCACAATAATTTGTATATAAACTTTTTAATGTTGAGGTATAGTCATTTGGATCGGCTGGTGCTGTTACACTATTAATTGGATAAGCATAAACACGCGCCTCACCTGATTGATTAAATATAAAAGATTTTTCTTCTGCCTGAATATAATGACCTGTATAATCTTGTAACATTGAAACCGCTGAGTTTATCATGTTTTCGATTTCAGTAATAACAGAACTATCACACTCAACCGCATCAATTCTCAAATAAGTAATAACATCATTTGTTGATATTACTGTGCTGTATTTATTTGCCATTTTTAGTTTCTAATTTTTTGGGTTTGCCGTTTGTTGTTTCTTTTTTCTTTGGCTTTGCTTTAGGCTTTGCTTTAGGCTTTGCCTTTGGTTTTGCCTTTGGTTTAGGCTCATCAATATAAGAACCACGCCCACTTGCAACAATGGCCTCACATTCCTTTACAGAACCCTCAAACTCAGTACCAGGTGCGTAAAACTTTCCGAATCTATACTCAGGCGTTACAACACCATGTCTATAAGGTAATTTTATTTTTACTTTTGGCATAATTATCTATTTAAAATTTAAGTAAAGTTAAACAATTATTTTTTTATCAAATGTGCAATCTCGGTTGCTGGGTTTTCATGGCCCCATCTATACAAATGAAATACATATAAACCTTGTGCTATTTTTAGCTTTTTGCCCTTTTGTTTTGCTGTATGACTAAAATGTTTATCAAAAGTAATTGAGTTTTCTATAAAGCCACCAACATCACGCCATAACGATTTATTAAATACCATACAACACCCAGCAATAACCTTTGCATCGGTTAAAAGTGTTTTATTTTGTTCCCATAAAAAAGAGGCCATATCTTTATGCTCATCAATATCCTCACAATTATATAAAGCCTCAATTACTGCTGGATTGGACTTTGCTAACCTATTAACCCTACTTGTAAAAATAACGTCATTAGAAACGCTTAAAATGATTTCTTTAACGTGTAAAGCAAAACCACTAAATTTTAGTGTATCGTGATCCGTTATACAAATCCAATCATCATTAGGCAATAATTCAATTGCCTCGTTATAAGCCTTGCCAATATTTAAATCAAAAGAAAATGGTTGAATAAAGTGTATCATCTGTTTTTTTATAAAGATAGTATTTTAAACAAAAACGCCCAACCTAAATTGAGCGTTTCAAACTAAACAGATAACATTAGACAAATTATGTCGAAAATTACTTTGTAAATATAAACATTTAAAAATAAAAAAAGCCTTGCTATTAAACAAGGCCTTTCCGCCATTAATCAAACTAAAATTAGAGAAATATTATGTGCTTGGTGTGATTGTTCCTGTGATAAATGCGTCTGGTCTGTCAACCGCACATACACAACGACACTCAACACGCGCTGTAATTAAGTTTTTAGTAACATTGTCTGCATCTTGCTCAAAGAACTCAACCGCTAAACCATCAACAGTTACTTTTTTCGCTTGTGACCAATCGCCAACAACATACTCATCTTGTGGCACCCATGATGCTTTGAATACTTGCACCCCGTTAATTGTCAACATTCCATTAATGAATGTAACAACAGATGGTAAACTAAAGTCACTTGGCTTTGTGATTGCAATTGTAGCCCAATCAATTGGGTTTACAACAATACCATTAACATCAAAGTTAGTAGCCTCTAAAGCGCCCATATCTTGAATTATACGCTCAATCGCAGTTGTTCCAGTTGCCGTTGATGCTGTTGCACCTGTTTCAATAACACCATAAAAAGTTGAATTTTCAACCTTAAAATAATCACGTCTTAATGCCTCAGGCAAAAACGATGTTAAGAAAGGCAAATCCTGTGCCATTTGTTTTGCGAATCTCGCATAACCTGAAAGGTACGTTGCATTGAAAGTTACCGCAGTAAAGTCATAATCAATTTGCGTTTTACTAGCGCCTTGTGTTCCTTGTGAACTAATAGAACCCTCAGAACCCGTTTCACGATAAATTACATAAGTACCTGTTGCACTTTGGATCGTTGGTATTAAGTCAGAAACATTGATTTTTTGACTTGGCACACGCGCCACACCATTTTGATATGTGAAAACAGAATCACCTGTAAGGTTGCCTGGTAATATCATATCACCAACAACTTTTAATTCCATTTTTGTACCCTGACCTTTACGAACACTTTTAATGCCCTCAAAGTTTTCAGTTAAAGCCTTAACCATTCCAGCTATGTAAGCTTCACCGCCCTTTGTTTGGCTTGTTTCATTGTTCTTTAATTTCAAATCTAAATTGTCAGCGTGTTTTTGCACTAACTCTAAATTTGATTTTAATTCACTCATTTGAGCAACCTCGTTTTTTAAGGCTTTCATTTCCTCACCATCAGCAAGAATATAATTAGCCATTTTTACAGTTAATTCACCCTCAATGGTATCTTTTAACTCACCAACTAAGGCTTTTATTTCAGTAGCGTTTTTACCTACTAATTTTACTTCTAATGCCTCTAAAGCATCTTTTAATTCAATATTCATTTTTATAAATTTTTAATGAAATTATTAATTGTATTTATCGGCTCTAGCAATTTGCCCTGAGTATCGTTAAATGGCTCATTTGATTGATTGAGTGATTTTTGTTTTCCCAACTCTATTGAATAAAGTTGTAGTTGTTTTAATGATATTTCTAATAGTCTAAAACCATTATCTGAAATATCACCATTTTTTATATAAGCAATTATACTTTTTATTTTATCGTCAATACTTTTAACGCTTAAATGTTTTAATCCTGTAAACTGAGCGCTACGATTGGCCCCCATTGTAACATTTGAACCCTCGTATAATTTGACCTCTTTTAATACGCGTGCATTTTTAGAATCATAATCCTCTTGAATAGTTGTAAACCCAATTGAGTGTTCTGTCATTATCCCAGCTTGGTATAATTTTATTGCATCGTTTGAATAGGTTGTATTTATTAAAGGCTCACTTTCAAAATATAAACCTTTGTTATCCTCTTTTAAAACTGCAAATTTACCATGCGGTGTTTCCCAATTATGCTGATTTAAAAAGAATATATCATCACGCCTTTCATTGATTGACTTTTGAAACGCACCCTTTTCCATTATATCATTATGCTCGTCGGTATTACCAAAGGCACTTAAATAACCTGTTACAACGCGATTTTTAACATCAACATCCTTAACAGAATTACCATAATTTTTATAAGTCAATAAACCTTTCATATTATAAAGTTATTACACAAAGTTAGTTATTTTTTTTTATATCAAATATCAGAAACATAATTAGGGTTTGGCATCGGTAAACCATTAGCATCATATTTTGTTTTTGGTGCAATTGTGCATCTGCAATTTATAACGTTGCCAGCACTTCCATTTGGATCGCTTGGGTATTGTAATAATTCAACAACCTCAATGCCATTTATAACAACAGGAACTTCAAAAGGCTCATCCAGG